AAAGATCATAAACTTGAAATGGGTGATACTTTAACCTATAAAGTTAATGATGGAACTGCTCTTGGTGTTTCTACTGATGGAACTATGGAGTTTACCTTAGCACAAGGTCAAACTTTATTTGCTGCCCCTATATCAAAAGATTTGATTGGAATTGCGACTGTTAGAGTTGGATTGGGAGCTACTGGATCTTTTGAGGGTATTAGTGAGACTACTAAAGATAAAAGCACTTTATACTTTACTGGATTTGGAACAGGTCTATATCATAGTTTTGGAACCAATTATAGTAATGTATTGAGTGGTGTAATTAAGAGATCTTTAGCAACAGTCTCTACATCTTCTACTCATGGTCTTTTAGCTAATGATGCTGTAGAAGTGACTGCATTACCTGGAATATCAACTACTATTAATGTAGCATATAATGATTATAATAGAAGATTAGTTATCAATCCTAGAACATTTGTTTCAGGAGATGTTAACACTACTAATAGTACTATTACAATACCTAGACATGAATATATCACTGGACAAAAGGTTATTGGTATTACTACATCTGGGGGGTTATCTGAGAATCAAATATATTATGTATTTGTAGTAGATGAAGATACTATTAAATTATCAAATCAATATGAGGAATCTTTAAGATCTTATCCTAAAGTAATTAATATTACTAGTGCTCATGCTGGTACTATTTCTCCTATCAATCCACAATTAAATTTAGAGAGAAATCAACAAATTGAATTTAATCTATCAGATTCTTCATTATCTTTCTTCAATGATGCTGCTGATGATGTACAATATAGTGCATTTGCTTTTGTTCTTTATACTGATAAGAATATGAATGATATATTCTATTCATCAGGACAAAGTGATGATTTTAATGTAAGTTCATCTGGAAGAGTTGGTGTAGATGCTAATGCAAAGTTAACTATAAAAAATATTAATGAAATAACTCAATCTTTATATTACAATTTAGTTCCTGTAAATGATTTATCTAATAAAAAAGTTAAAAAAGAAATAATTAGAGATACTCTGAATATTACAAATTCTAATGGTAGTGTTTTATTTAAAAATTCTTTAAATGGAATTAAATCTATTGTATCTGCAGGATCTACTACTTTTGATATTGCAATACCTAGTGCTCCTAAGAAATTACAATATTCTAATGATGATGGAGAATTCTCTTATAAAACTTACAGTAACACTGCTAAAGGAACTATAGAAGATGTAAAGATATTAAGTTCTGGAAGGGAGTATAGAACTCTTCCAGGTATTAGTACCATAGTATCAAAATTAGGTAAGGATGCAATATTAGAACCAAGAAGTTCTAGTATTGGTAGAATAGCAAATATAGATATTCAAGATATTGGATTTGATTATCCTGCAGATAAGACTCTTAAACCAGAAGCTCAAATTCCTCAATTAATTAAAGTTGATAGTTTTTCTTCTATTAATAATATTGGAATTACTTCTGCAGGAAATAATTATCTAGATGCTCCAGGATTAGTAGTATTAGATGGTTCAACTAATAAAGTTGTTAGTGATATAGATTTAACCTATCAATTAGGTGATGAGAATGTTACTGTTTTAAAGAATACTAGAGTTTTAAATAAAGTTGAACCTACCATTCTTCCTACTGGAAATTCTAATGGAGTTAACATTGCTTCTGCAGATTATAATGAATCCAATCAAAGAGCAACAATATCCATTGGTGTTAGTTACAGCACTTTAGATGATTACCCATTTGAGGTGGGTAAGAAGGTAATGATTGAGGGTGTTAGTGTTGGAGTAGGAAGCACAGGTAGTGGTTATAATTCTGCAAATTATGAATATAAGTTATTTGAAATACTAGCTACTGATCCTAATGTTGGAGGAACTTTAGGAAGTATAACATATAGTTTAGCTGGAGTTATTCCTAGTGGAAAAATTCCAGGAACTTATAATTCAGCATCTATAGGTAGAGTTATTAGAGAAGAAGATTTCCCCCTCTTTAGAACAACTTTAAAAGGAAATCAATTTGATGTTGGAGAAACTTTAGAATCTAATACAGCAGTAGGAGTTCTTCAATCATTCAATATGTTGAATGGTTATTTAAAAGTTTCTTCTGCTAGTGATTTTAAAGTGGGAGATGAAGTTGTTGGAGAAGCTTCAGGTACTAAAGCAACTGTTACTGAACATATTTCTTATAAGTCTTTATATGATATACAATCTTCCTCAATAGTTAAGGAGGGATGGAAAAATAACTTTGGATTCTTAAATGATAATGAGCAAAGATTATTTGATAGTGATTATTATCAGTACTTCTCATATTCAATTAAGTCTGAAGTAGAAATTGCTAAATGGAAAGATGCTGTATCTTCATTAAATCATACTTCAGGATTTAAGAAGTTTAGTGATTTAGTTTTAAAGAATGATGTTAGTGCTGGATTATCAACTACTCAAGATGGAAGTAGTTTTGATGTCATCACAGCTTTAGTAAAACCAATTAGTTTAAATACTGTATTTGACTTTGATCTAGCTCGTGAGAAGAATGAAGAAATTGATGGCAAAATAATTTCAGATGAAATAGTTTTTACTTCTAGAGATCTTAAAGATTACACTGAATCTGTAGGTAATAGAGTATTATCAATTGATGATATTAGTCCTACTTTTAATGACAATGCAAGAACAGATCCATTCATGGCTGTTGATACATTTGCATTATCTGGATCAAGAGATAGAAAATCAATTGTTTATATAAGAGATAAAAGATTTACTGGTGAAAGACAAGTCATGGTTGTCAATGCACTCCATGATGAGTTAGGTAATTTCTTCTTAAATCAGTATGGTTCAGTTTGGACTGAGAATGAGTTAGGTTCATTTGATATGACACAATCTGGTGATAATGGACAACTTCTATTCTATCCTAAGAAATTTGATTATAATAATTATGATGTATCTGTTATTGCGTATAATGTAGGAGATTCTACTTCTGGAATAGGTTCTACCAATTTTGGTGGTATGGTCAATGTTGGCAGTGATATGCATTTAATAGAAGCAGGTATTAGCACTTCTGCTACTGTTGTGGGTATTGCATCAACTTATAGATCATCTAAGATCTTGGTTTCTTATGCTTCTAGTGATTCATCTTATTATGAGACAGAAGAGTTAACTTTGATTCATAATGGATCTAATGTTGAATTATTGGAGTATGGTCAATTAAATACTGATGAATTAGGGAGTCCATCAGGAACGCCTGGTTTAGGAACTTATAGTGCATATTATTCAGGTTCACATGTTTATGTGGATCTACATCCTACAGTAAGTACAGCAAGTACGTATATTGCTAGTACCATTCAAGTTAGTATTGGTAATTCACTTTCTGCTGGAGTTGGAACTGATGCAATGAATACAGGTACATTAGATAGTAGATATACTGCTATCTCTTCTAGTGGTTCACCTGGTATTACTACTGTAGCAAAATATGAAACTGAAACCTTTGCAGCTGCCTATTATATTGTAAGTGTAGAAGATGTTAGTAATAGTCAGTATCAAGTATCTGAAATATTAGTAGTAGATAATGGAACAACTGGAAATTTAACTGAATATGGTATTGTTCAGACTGGAGGAAATCTTGGAGATTTCTCTATCAATATTAATGGTGCTTATACTCATTTAGGATTCAAACCTTTAGCAAGTGCAGATGTACAAGTTAGAGTATTCCAGAATGCTTTGAGGTTAGTTGATGACTCTAATGCTAATAATGAGATAGGATTTACCAATGCCAGTGTTGATACTGGAGCAGGTGCTTATACTGCAACTGAGACTGATGTTAAGAGATCATTTGAACTTACTCATAAAGAGAAACCTATATTTAAGAGAGACTTTGTTGGAGGAGCTTCAACTGTTGTTAGTACAATTACTGACAGTGTTATAATTCCTAATCACTTCTTTGTTACTGGTGAAGAACTAGAATATAGGTATACTGGAACTGGTACTACATCTGCTATTGAGATAACATCTCAATCTATTCCAGGTGTAGGAGTTACTGATAAACTTCCTTCTACAGTGTTTGCTGTTAAGAAGGATGATAAGAGATTGCAACTAGCAACATCTGCTGAAAATGCATTAAAGACTAATCCTACTTTTATAGACATAACTGCTGTTGGTGTAGGTACTTCTCATTCATTTACTTCCAAGAAACAGAACTCAAGATGTATTATTAGTATTGATAACATAGTTCAACAACCTATTGTAGCCACTGCAGTTACTACTCATCTTGTTGCTGATGTATCAACTACTTCTGATACAATAACAATCTCAGGTATTACATCTATTACTGGTGGAGATATGCTGAAGATTGGTAATGAAATTATGAAGGTTGATTCTGTTGGTCTTGGTGTTACTAATAAGTTATTGGTAACTAGACCTTGGATGGGTACTGGTGTTTCTAACTACAGTAGTGGAGACTTAGTTACTAAGATTGATGGTAATTATAATATTGTAGATAATAAAGTTAATTTCTTTACAGCACCAGTTGGACTAATTCCATTATCTTCTACTACTAATGAACCTTCTTCTAGGGATTGGGTAGGTGTTGCAACACACTCTACATTCAATGGTAGATCATTTATGAGATCTGGTATTACTGGTAGTGCTGTAGAACCTTATACTAATAATTATATCTTTGATGATATTTCTCATGGATTCTCTGGGTTTAGTACTGAATTTACTCTTGAGTCTGATGGAAGTAATGTGGCAGGATTCTCCACAAGTAATGCTATTGTTTTAATTAATCAGGTAGCACAAGGACCACAAAGATTTACTGGTCTTGAATCTAAGAGAGTTAGTGTTAGTGGAGATTACACTTTAAGAGAAAGTGTTGGTATTACTAGTATTCATTTTACAGGAACGATTGCTTCAGTATCATATGATCCAAATACAGCTAATGTTCCTTTAGGTGGAGTAGTTGTTCCAGTAGGATCTACTGAGGGATTTGGTTATCAACCATTAGTCTCTGCAGGTGGTACTGCTGTTGTTTCTGGTTTGGGAACTATTACTTCTAT